GAAAGAGCAGGCAATGCGCGAAGTCGCGCAGAAGTCCATTGACGAGGGCCGCTCGATGGATGCCGCCGAAGCCGAGCAGTTCGATACGCTCGACTCCGAGATCAAGCGCTTGGATGGCGACATTGCTCGTCTGTCGAAGCTGGCCGAGATAGACAAGGCTTCTGCCAAGCCTGTCGACACCGCCGAGAAGGCTAATCAACCCGCTCAAGGCGGGGCGCAGCGTATGCCAGTTCAGGTGAAGAACACTGAGAAGCTGGAGCCCGGTATCGGCTTTGCGCGTATCGCGCGTGTGAAAGCGATTTCGCACGTCGAGCACGTTGATCCGATTCAGGTTGCCAAGACCCTGTACCCGGATGATGACAATCTGGTCAACAGCTTCACCAAGGCTGCTGTTCCCGCTGCAAACACGGGTTCTGCAACATGGGCCGGTAACCTGATCCTTGATGGCGGCGCTTACTTCGCGGACTTCGTGGAGTACCTGCGTGAGCGTACCGTTGTAGGCCAGATCAGCAACCAGCTGCGTCGCCTGCCGTTCGATACCAACGTGCTGATTCAAAGCACTGCGGGTAGCGCCGCTTGGGTTGCAGAGGGTGATGCCAAGCCGCTGACTCAATGGCAGTACACCAAGACCAAGCTGGCCCCCTTGAAGGTCGCCGCTATCGCGGCCGCCACCAAGGAAATGCTCAGCCGCGCCTCGGTGTCTGCTGACGCTTTGATCCGCGACGAGCTGGCCCGCGCTGTCGGCGCAACCATTGACGGCACGTTCGTCAGTGCATCGGCCGCCGTTTCCGGTGAGTCTCCCGCTGGTATCCGCAACGGCGTGAACGCCACAACCGTAACCGGCGATGGCTCAGTTGAGGGCATCCGCTGCGACGCCGCTGAAATGCTCAAGGTACTGGTTGGCAACAACCTGAGTGTGGGCGGTGCGTTCTGGGTGATGCCTGAGACGGTCGCCATTGATCTGGCAACGGCTGTGAACGCGATGGGCGCGCCTGCCTTCCCGGGCATGACGCCCACTGGTGGCACCTTCATGGGCTTGCCTGCATTCGCATCGCAGTACGTGCCTGTGAGCTCCAACGGCTCTGTGGTGATGCTCATCAAGGGAGACGAGATCTTCCTCGGTGACGAAGGCGGCATTCAGGTGTCGATGTCCGATCAGGCGTCGCTCTTGATGGCTGACAACCCGACTATGGACAGCACGACCCCGACTGCTGCGCAGTTGGTGAGCCTGTGGCAAACCAACAGCGTCGGCTTCCTGGTCGAGCGCATCATCAACTTCGCCAAGCGCCGCGCGCAGTCTGTGGTGTGGGCAGAAGTGAACTGGGACGCCTGCTCGTCCTAAGTAGCAAACGGGGCTTCCTTCGCGGGAGCCCCGCTTATTTTTGGGGATCCGAATGTCGAAAGTCGAATTCACGTACAAGACGGGCCGAAAGCGCATGCTTCGCGAGCGTGATGCCAAGTTGTTGCAGCGTTTGGGGCGTGGCACCTACATGACCCGCGACATGCGCGCGCAGCCGCAGCCTGTTGTCGTTGAGCCTGCGACGCCTGCGCCAGACGAAGCGCTCACCGCCTTGCGCGCCGAGTATCAGGAAGTGGTCGGCAAGCGCCCCTTCCACGGCTGGGATGCCGACACGCTGCGCGAAAAGATCACTGAGGCCCGCGAATAATGAAACGAATCCTTGCCGTACTGTCCAGCCCGCTGCTTTACATCGTTGTGCTTTGGTTTGCGGGCGCAGCGTGCGTGTCAGTGGGCATCGCGCTGGTTGCCGGCCATGGCTGGGCGCTCGTATCGGCAGGTGCGTTTCTTCTGTTTTCGGCAGGCTACATCGTCAAAGGAATGAGCCCAAATGGCTGAAACAACCATCCTGGGTGCGCTGCGTAATGCGGCAACCTCCCAAAAGGCGATGAGCCCCGCTGGCGGCCTGTGGCGCAACGCATGGCGCACGATCTCTGAGCCGTTTGCCGGCGCATGGCAGCGCAACATCGAAGAAAAGCGCAGCGACCTGATTACGTACCCCACTCTGTACGCCTGCATCAACCGCATCGCTTCGGACGTTGGCAAGCTGCCGTTCTCCCTGCGCCGCCGAGAAGGCGGAGTTTGGGTCGAGGTCGAGGACCAGCGCTACCTGAATGTCCTGCGCCGCCCCAACTCGTTCCAGTCTGAGTCGCAGTTCCGCGAATACTGGATGCTGACCAAGCTGGTGCACGGTAACGCCTACATACTCAAGCGGCGCAATGGTAGTGGCGCGGTAGTGAATATGTACGTGCTGGACCCTGAGCGCGTGCTACCTATGGTTTCCGACTCAGGCGCGGTGTTCTATCAGCTACAGACGGACGCGTTGAGCACACTTCCCGATGATTACCCGGACGACAACCTGATCGTTCCGGCCAGCGAAATCATTCACGACCGATGCATCACGATTCACCACCCGCTGATCGGCGTCCCTCCCCTGGCAGCCGCCCACTGGCCTGCGCTCAAGAACATGAAGATCATGCGCTCTGCCACGGAGTTCTTTGGCAACAACGCGCAGCCCGGCGGCCTACTGACTGCCCCGGCCGGCATGACCGAGGAAGACGCGAAAGCAGTGCAGGAATACTGGGACAAGAACTTCCTGAACAGCAATTCCGGCAAGGTCGCCATCATCGGCGCTGACATGAAGTTCACGCCGTTCGCCATGAAGTCGATTGATGCGCAGATGATCGAGCAGATGCGCTACTCCGATGAGCAAATCTGTCAGCCCTTCGGCATTCCGCCCTTCAAGGTGGGCATCGGCACGATACCTACTGGCCTGGGCGTGGACGGACTGAACCAGCTTTATTACTCCGACGCGCTGCAGCCGCACATAGAGCACATGGAAACGCTGCTGGATGACGGCCTATCCGTATCCAAGCCCCTAGCCATTGAGCTTGACCTTGAGCCGCTGCTGCGCATGGACGAGGCCAAGCGCGCTGAGGTTGAGACAAAGCTGGTCGCCGGGATGATCAAGAAGCCCGATGAAGGTCGCGCCAGATTCAACCTGCCTCCGACCCCGGGAGGCGACACCTTGTGGGGGCAACAGCAGGATTACCCGCTTGGCGTTCTGGCGAATCGGCATGAGTGGGACCCCGCTATGCAGCCCGCGCCGGCACCTATTGAGCCCGCCGAGTCTGACGAAGACCAGCAGGCCATTGAGGATATGCGGGCTTACGTTGCCACTCAGAAGGCCATCAATGCCTTGAATAAAACATTGGAGTCTGCCCATGTCGTTTGACCCACAATTATTCGGCCAGGCCATGGGCGAGGCCATACAAAAGGCGGTTGAGCCCTTAAAGGCACAGATTGCCGATCTGAGCGACCAGCTATCCAAGGCCCAAGAGGAAAACTCTGCGCTTCGCGAAATGGTCGAGTCTTTGCCTGCCCCCCAAGACGGCAAGAGCTTCACCCTCGAAGACGCTCAGCCTGTCATTGACGCGGCTATAGCGCTCATTGTTGAGGAAGCAGAGCAGAGCATATCTGACGCGGTGACTAAAGCGGTGGCCGAGATTCCTACCCCCAAGGACGGAAAGAATGGCGTCGACGGCAAGGACGGTGCAAGCCTCACTCTTGAGGATGTGCAGCCGGTCATTGAGAAATCCATCGAACTGATCCGCGAAGAAGCAGAAGGTGCGTATCAAAAGGCACTGGATGCGCTGCCCACTCCAAAAGATGGCAGGGACGGGGTTGACGGCAAGGACGGAGAGAAGGGCGAGCGCGGCGCTGATGGTGCTGGAATCGCTGACCTGATGATTGATCGCGCCGGGGAGTTGGTGGCGACCTTCACTGATGGCCGCATGAAAAACCTCGGGCCGGTTATTGGCCGCGACGGCAAGGACGGCGAGAACGGCAAGGACGGCGTGAGCCTCGAAGACTTCGAGCTGGAATACCTGCCCGACACGCATGAGATTCGGATCACGGCGCAGGCTGGCGATGTTCGCAAGTCAGTCACATATCCAGCTGGTGGCATCCATGGGAAAGGCTACTGGCGCGATGGAAACGAGTCGCAGGCGGGCGAAGCGTGGACGCATGACGGTTGCCTATGGGTTGCCCGCGAAAAGACGCGCGAGCGGCCTTGTGCGCAAAGCGATAAGTGGTTCCTCGCTGCACGCAAGGGGCGTGATGGCGAGTCCGTTATTCGTCGCGTTCAGTCCGGCCCGGCTCAGCCCATTCGTTTGAAAGAGACTGGCGATGAATCTGGTAACGATTGACGAGGCCCGCGCGCATCTGCGCATCGATGGAGATATTGATGATGCGTGGCTGAGTTCCGCGATTCCTGCCATCAGTCAGGCCGTGCTGCTGTGGTTGAAGGACGAAGCCCGCGCTTATCAGCCTGAAATCGACAGTAATGGCGATGTGGCGGTGGACAGCAATGACGAGCCGGTGTTGATGGTTCGTCCCATTGTTCGCATGGCCACGCTGGTTGAGCTGGCTACGCTGTACCGCTATCGGGAAGGCGAAGGCAACACCGGCGTTCCGCAGCACTGGGGCCATGGCTACACCCTGAGTGTCGGCGCCACCGCTCTGCTGACGCCGCTACGCAAGAGCACCGTCGTATGAGCATCGCTGCAGGCAAGCTGCGCCATCGCATCCAGATTCAGGCGCATCAATACATCGGCCAAGACCCGATGACCGGCGAAGAGCAGCGCGGCTGGGTGATGGTGCGCGAATGCTGGGCATCCATCGAGCCGCTGTCGGCGCGTGATCTGATTGCAGCGCAGGCCGCACAAAGCAAGGCCACGGCGCGCATCACGATTCGGTACGCGGACGATATTGATGCGTCGATGCGCATTCGTCATGTGCGGCGCGGCAAAGAGGTGATTTACGAGATTGACGGCGTGCTTGAGGACCCGGTAAGCGGCCTGGAGTATCTGACCTTGATATGCGCGAAGGGCGTTAGCATCGATGGGGCGTAAGCCGTGGGCAGATCAGACCGTTGCAGTGATCGCTAGCGGTCCGAGTCTGACGCAAGACGATTGTGATTTGATCGAGCGCGCCGGCCTGCCGACTGTCGCGGTCAATAACTCATGGAAACTCGCCCGGTTCGCCGATGTGATCTACGCCGGTGACATGGCGTGGTGGCGGGCCTATGGCCGCGAGATCGACATACCAGCTGAACGCTGGTCTTGCACTCGCCAGGCATCGCACCACTACGGCACGAAGCATCACAGCACATACGGCGGCAGCTTCAACAGCGGCCAGCGGGCCATCCAGTTCGCCATCGAGCGCGGCGCGGCCCGGGTGATTCTGCTGGGCTTCGATTGCAGCGTGCGACACGGTCTGCACTGGCATGGCCCGCACAGCAAGACTGGAAACCCGGACAAACTGAAGGTGAAGAAATGGCGCCGGCAGTTCGAGCGGGTCGCGGCCCAGGCCGAGCGGGCCAAGTGTGAGGTGATTAATTGCAGCAGGTACACGGAACTCGCCTGCTTCCCCATGGAATCTTTGGAGAACACGCTTGAATTTATCGATAGTGACATGGCTCTGGAAGGGCAATAGGTCATATTGCCCTGGGCACGTGGTTGTGCTTGCAGCCATGTTCCGGCGCAACCTGAGCGTGCCACATAGATTTATTTGCATCACGGACATAGAGGGTGGCTTTGGCGATGGTGTTGAGGTCATGCCCATGCCGGAGGCAGCGGTCGAGCTTGGCCGATACCGCACACCAGAAGCGCCGAACTTCCCCAGTTGCTACCGTCGTCTATGGATGTTCTCGGATGAAGCGAAGTGCTTGGGCGACAGAGTGATGCTGGTCGATGTGGATATGGTTTTGACCGGCAGCATTGATCACTTGTTCGCGTATGACGCTCCATTCGTGGGATGGCAGCCGCGCAAGTCGTGGGGTCATGGCGACAGGCTGGGCGGAGGTGTGTACCTGATGACGACCGGTGCACATACAAAGGTGTTCGATGAGTTCCATGGCGAAGAGTCGATAAGGGCGGCAAGAAAGGCGGGGTTTCGTGGCAGTGATCAGGCATGGATCAGCTACCAGCTGACGCATAAAGTGCCTGTTTGGCCTGAACGTTCAGGTATCTACAGTATCCGCGACCTGAAAGATGGTCGCCTGCCGGCAGACGCTTGTCTGGTTCAGTTCAACGGCACCGGAAAGCCATGGCACGGCCGGCCCGCCTGGGTGAAGGAGTATTGGCGGTGATCACTGAGCAGTATCGACGGCTGAATGCATTGGCCCACCGGGACCCAAGGTACGGAACAGCGGCGCGCTTTCATGGTGATCTCGTCCAGTCTGTGATTGATCGAACCAAGGCCCGGACGCTTCTTGATTACGGATGCGGAAAACAGGCGTTGCGCAAGGTTGTTCAGGGTGTCGAATATTCCGGGTATGACCCGGCAATGCAAGGTCTCGATTCACCCCCTGAAAGTGCTGATGTGGTGTATTGCGGCGACGTAATGGAGCACGTCGAGCCGGAGTTTGTCGACGATGTTCTGGCCGATGTGATTCGATTGGCGCATCGGGCAGCGGTGTTCGTCATCAGCTGCGCGCCCGGCAATCGACGCCTCCCCGATGGCAGCCCAGCGCATCGTAGTGTTCACTCACCCGATTGGTGGCGACGGAAGCTAGACCCATTTGGGAAGCTGGAAGAGCACCCAGGGATTGCGTCACAGCCCGAGCTTCGGGTTGTTGTATGGAGACCGTAATGGCGGGCACAAAGATCACCGGCGCCGACGAGGCCATCAAGCGCCTACAGCAGCTTAAAGGTGCCGCAGGTAAGCGTGTTGTGCGTCGTGCGTTGCGCCGTGGTGCCAATGTGGTTTTGAAAGCGGCTCGTGAAGGCGCTCAGCGAATAGACGACCCGGCCACCAGCAACAGTATCTCGAAGAACCTTGTGGTTCGTGGGGGCGGAAGCCGCAACGAGCGTCGCGCAGGCGGCGTCATGATGCGCGTAGGAGTTCGAGGCGGTGCGCGCGATATGAGCAAGTACGGCGAAGTGAAGGGGCAGGGCAAGGGCAACCCGGGCGGCGACACCTTTTACTGGCGCTTCCTTGAGTTCGGCACGCAGAAGATGGCGGCTCGGCCATTCATGCGACCCGCCTTGCAGAACAACACGCAGGCCGCGACAGATGCTTTCGCCAATGCGATGGGCACCGAGATCGACAAAGAGCTTGCCAAGGTGAAGTGATGTATCCGCCGATATTCGCACTGGCGTCAAAGGATGCCGCAGTCAAAGCCGCGTTAGGAACAAATCCGACGCGGCTTTATTTATTTGGGCTCGCCCCGGAAGGTGTGGCCTACCCCTACGCGGTCTGGCAGGTGGTGGGCGGCTCGCCGGAGAACTATCTGACCAACACGCCTGTGATCGACAACCACGTGATTCAGATCGATGTCTACGGAGCGACCGCTGCCAGCGTGCGCGCCGGCGCCCTTGCGCTACGCAACGCGCTTGAGCGTCATGCTCATGTCACCTCATGGCGCGGCGAGTCGCGCGACGCAGAGACCAAAGCATACCGGTCCAGCTTTGATATGAGCTTCTGGACCAACCGATAGAAATTCCCGTTTCGGGATTCTTTTGCCGCCTACCCGGGCGGCTTTTTTATGCCCGCAAGGCAAAGGAGCTTTAACCATGGCCATTAAAACACAAGGCACCAACCTGTTTTGCATGGACCCCGACACCGGGGAAGTCATCGATGTAGGTTGCGTGACCCAAATCTCCGGCATTGATGAGACGCTCGACCAGATCGAAACGACCTGCTTGGGTGACCGCACCCGCACGTATGAGGCTGGCCTCGCCACGCCCGGCACTGCCAACTTCACGGTGCAGTTCGACCCGCAGAACTCCGTACATATCCAAATGTACGACTACAAGAAGATCGGCAAGGTGCTGGATTGGGCGGTCGGCTTCCGTGATGAAGATGCGGAGGCGGGTGGCTTCGATCCGCGCGTGCCCACCAGCACCACCGACTCTGACGGCAATCACATCTTCGATCTGCCGACTGAGCGCGCCTTCATCGTCTTTGAGGGCTACATGAACAGCTACCCGTTTGAGTTCGCAGGCAACACCGTTGTGACCTCCAACGTGGG